TCAACTGGTGTTTATACTGTAGATGATGAGTGGGAAGTTGAAGTAAGTGGATTAGAACACACTTCAGGTGGGGGAATTAACACTATACAACTACAACGAAGATAATGGGTAGAAACACAAAGAAGTGGGGAAAAGAAAAAGCAAAAATTCGCAGAAGAATAAAAAAGCAAAATGCGAAAAAAAGGAAAAGATAATGTGGGCAATATTTAAAGACAAAAACGAATATAACGAAAAAGCAATCATTGGATTTATTTCCTTTGCTATTATGGTTGTATTTGGGATAGTGGATTTAGTAACAGGATTACTTGGACAAGAAATTATTATAAACGACAATGTTTATAATTCATTTGTTTGGGTAACATTAGGATCATTTGGAATTGCAGGTGCAGAAAAAGTTTATAAAAAATAATGGCAAGAAAAGTAATCAATGTATATAGAAGTAATGGTAAAAAGAAAACAAGACAAGGACAAAGCCATAATACAAAATATGGAAATAAGTTGTCAAAGAAGTATTATAAAAAAAGACATAGAGGGCAAGGATAATGGCAATAACATTTGAAAACATTTATAAAGATAGGGTGATAGATAACCTACAAAAGATTATTAAGACAAGTGTTCCAGCAATCCCTTTGTTATATGATGAACATAGGGGGCAAGAAAGCATTTTAATTGTTCCAGGTGTTGATACCTTTGTTGATTTTAATAGCAATGCACATATTAGACAATATTCAACAATTATTAGTTATCAACTCCAAAGAGGAACAGACTTTAATAAACAATCTCATATAGATAGATTAACAAGCATTGCAGAAATTTTAAAAAGACTCTTGTATGATAACAACAACTACGAAGTAAGTAATATCAATCAATGGTATGGTGGAAATGTATCATCTGTGGAATATGAACGAGATGAAGATAATCCTGAAATAGCAAGAGCAATACTTACTTTTGAGTGTAATGTAAACGAGGTAATATCATGAAGTATATTCATAAAAAAGGGCTACAACTTCAAAAACCTTCTTATTTAAAAACTCCTAATCAAAAGATTAAAGAGTTATTACAAGGGAAAGAAGTTGAATTAGATAAAGAAAACTTGGAAGAATTTGAATCGTTAGGTGTTCAAGTTATTCCAGCAAGTAAATCAAAGCCTAAAAAGAAAAAAGATAAGGAGTAAATTAAATGGCAGTAAGTGGAAAAGTTTATGGTAAAGGCGACTTTACTGTAGGCATAAAAAACAAAAATGCGACAGCATTTGAAACTGCAGCATCTAATAGTGCTGCCTATGAGTTGCTTCCTGTAACTAATGTATCTCTCCCAGTTCTTAATCTTATAGAAAGTGGGGAGATTAGAAGCAATAATGCAGGAATGATTGAATTAGACATAGATCAATTCAGAACTCAAAAGGGTGGGTTTGTAACAATGGACTTTGAACTACCAGCAGAACGAGAAATCATTGTTCGATTATTAGCTAATGTTCTTCAAGATCATGGCGAAAGTGGTTCAGGACCATATATTCACACAATCCAAGCAACTTCAAGTGCTGCATTAGCAAGACCTGATTTTACAGGATCATCAAGTTCAGGAATACCAAGCATATTTGATGTTGCTTTATATATGCCTGAAACAGCACAAGACATTATGATAACAAGTGCAGTTTTACAAAGTCTTACTATGAATTTTGATATGTCAGATGGTAGATGTTTGTTAAGTGGAACACTCTATTCAGGTATGTCAAGTTCAAGTAAGTTCTTGGTAGAACAAACTTTGAGTGCAAATTCAGGTGCAGCAACATTAACATCAACATCGCCTACTTTTGTAGAAGCATATTTTAATACAAAGACATTAGATATTGAAGCAACCGATAATCAAGATATTATGGTTCAAGCAGTATCTTTTACTTTTGAAAACAATGTAGCAAGAGTCGGTAGAGATTCTAATGGAGATGCAGAAGCATATTCATTTGGTATCCCATCAGTAAACATTACAGGAGAAATATCTTTCTTAATGAATGATGATATGGGATTTGATGCAGCAGATAATGTATTGCAAGACTTCTTAAGTGGAGAAACTGCAACATTAACATTGCAACAAGGTGATGGAACAGTATCAAGTGCAGGTGAAATGAATATTACAGCAGAAATATATTCAACTGCAGTAAATCTTGATCCAAGTTCAGAAACTGGTGCAGTTTTCACAGTTCCATTTAAAGTAGTTCAACCTACTTCAAGTGGTGCAGCAAGTGGAACAGCTTTCAGTTTTGTATATGCAGATTCAACACAAGCAAGTGATTGGTAAGGAGTAATAAATGAAGGTTAAAATGTTCAATAAAGAGTGGGAAGTAAACAATCCTACTTATAAAGAAAAACGAGAACTACATAAGGCAAGAATGTCTGCAATAGACTCTAATGGTAATGTAGATACCGATAAATTTTATGCAATTCTTGAAGATGTAGAAAAAGTAAGTGGTTTGTCAGAAAGCGATTATGTGGTAAAAGATAAACCACTTTCTATGAATGATATTGATAGCTTGTTAACTAAAATACTAACAAACTATTTAGATGTATCAAAAAAAGGTTAGTGGCTTTGTCGTCTTATGTGTGGTTTAGTTATTATGGCTATCCACATTGGGACAAAGAATTTCCTTATAAAAGACAAAGCCCTATAACCAGTAGGGTAAAGACATTTAAAGATCAACAAGATGTTGATAGTGAAATAGATAGAATTTTTGACAACTTTAAAGATTCTAAATTTAGTATAGGCAGAAACCTATACTTTACACTACCATTATTTTGTGATCCAAGATGTTTATTTAAAGAATGGTTAAATGATACGATTAAGGAATATAAAATGACAACACATCTAAATATACCCATTGCAAGAAGTTTAGATGAAGCAGATTCATTCATAGTAGATAATTTTTTAATAATAGAAAACGAACTAAACTCAATTAAAGAATATGAAAGTAGTAAATAATGGCAGATAAAAAAATAAGATTATTAGTTCAAGCCGAAGTTAAGAAAGCTGTAAAAGCACTTAACAAAATAGAAAAAGAACAAAAAGATATTAAAAAGCAAAATGATGGATTAAAGAAAAGTTTTAAAGCCATTGGTGGTGCGATTGCAGCAGCATTTAGTGTTCAGGTCGTTGCACAATTTTTGGGTGAATCTATTAAATTAGGTTCTCAAATGATTTCTCTTGAAAAGGCTTTTAAAAATTTAGGTAAAGGTGTTGGCTTTAACGAAAAATCCTTACAAAAGTTTAGAAAAGCAACAGATGGAACTGTATCTGATGTAGAGCTAATGATACAAGCAAATAATGCAATGTTATTAGGTATTGTAGAAAATGATGATCAATTTGCAGACTTGATTGATAATGCACAGCGATTGGCAAAAGCAGTAGGTCAAGATGCAAAGTTTGGTATTGAATCTCTTACAACTGGTATTGGTAGGCAGTCTAAACTTATGTTAGATAACTTGGGTATTATATTAGATACCAACTTGGCTTATGAAAGATATGCTGAAAAAATTGGTAAAAGCACTTCTGAACTTGATGAAAATGAAAGAAAACAAGCATTTATTCAAGCAGCAATGGAATCTACAAGAGAAAAAGTAGACCAGCTTGGCGAAGAAACATTAGATGCTAATGATGCAACCAATAAATTATCTGCTGCTTTTGAAAATTTAAAAGGAACTATCGGTAAAGAGTTTCAGGGCGAAGTAGTGGCTACAACAGGGTTTTTAACAAACCTTTTGAATGTTTACTCATTTTTTATAAAAAATGTTGGCATTGGAAGTTTAGCAACAGGACAAGCAGCAGAAACTATGATTAGAAAAGCACAAGAGGCAAGAGAAGAAGCAAACCGATTGCCCGAATTACAGTTTAGAACAGTTGATGAATCTGTTTTTACACAAGGGTTAGAAAATCAATTATCTACATACGAAGCACATTTAGAAGCTATGAACAATTTAGACAATAATAGGTTTGAATTTAGAATGGGAACTATTAAAAATGAATTTTTTGAAATGGAAGCATTAAGAAAAAGCAATGCAATAGCAATAAAAGAAAGAATAAAATTAGAAAGACAAGCTCACATGGAAAAAATACAAAACAATTTACAAATGGCATTATTGTCAGGACAATCTGCAAAAGATGCAGTAAGAGCAACAATACAAGCAGAAATGGTAGAAGCACAAGGTAAATTAATTTCAAGTATTATGGACTTACCATTTCCATTAAATCTTGCTATAGCTGCAGGTGCAGGGGCTATGATAGATAAAGTCTTTAGCAAACTTCCTTCTTTTGCAACTGGTGGTAGTTTTGTAACAAAAGGCAGAACAACTTTACCTATTGGAAGTGGAGTAGTAGTGGGTGATAATGCAAGTGGCATGGAACGAGTAGATGTAACACCATTACCTGCACCAAACACAAATGAAGGAAATATAACAATTAACATTAATGCACCTGTTGTTGATGAATTTGTAGTAGATAGCATTATTCCAGCAATAGAAAGAGCAAGAAAATTAAACTTATAGGGGGACAAAGTGGCAACAGAAGTCAGTAAAGATAGCAAATTTACATTAAGTCTTGAGAGTATAGTAACTGGAGTAGCTACTCTTGGTATGGTTATTGGTATGTGGTTTACACTTCAATCAGATATTGAAGAAGCTAAAGAGCTACCAAAGCCTGAAGTGGGTCGAACCGAATATGACTTAAAAGATCAGATGATACGAAATACTATCATCGAAACACAAAAAGATGTAACAGAAGTAAAAGAACAACAAAAAGAAATGCGAGAAGATGTAAAGAGCATTGAACGATTGTTGATGACAAAATGAGGAAACATTATGACGAAAAAATACTTAAAACAATGCTTATTAGTCTTTGGATTGTTTTTATCATCGTCCTTATTGTATGGGCAACAAACACTTAAAAGCTTACAAGAAGTTCAGTTTTTAAGTCAAAACCAATGTGTAGTAATACAAGTAAATGCAGATTGGAATATAGGATCATCTATTGATTTAGGTAAAATGAAGAATTGTGTTTGGTTTAATGCCAGTATAGACAATAAAGAATATGGTGCAGTAATAGCAAGTGAATGGAAAATAGTTTCTGTTCCAACAATCATCATGTTTGAAAAAGGCAAAGAGATTAAAAGATTTGAAGCAGGATTATCGTTTAAATTAAATGCAGACGATATTAAAAAAGCAATAGAAAAGGAAATAGACAATATACTATTAAGGAGATTTCAATGAGAAAATTATTATTTAGTTTATTATTGTTAGGAAGTCTATATGGTCAAGACTTCTTTAAGTTTAGCACTATTTATGGTGCATATAGTTTAACCAGTCCACTAACAAAGGAACAAACATTCCAAGTTACAGGTGGACAATTACAATCCTTGCAAGAGGAATTAGAAGACCATAGCAAACTAACTTTTGGTATTAGAAAGTTAGCACGATTTGATTATGAAAATAAACCTGAAGTGTGGTATAGTGGCGAAGAAGCACCTATTAACGAAAGTGTAGCAATCGGTAATGGTATGGCTAAAGGGTGGGAATATGTATTAGAATATTCTGAACACCAAGAGTTTGGTGAATCTTTTACCGAACAGGAAGTAATGTTACGATACCTACACCCAAAGTTTATAATCAAAGGAAATTACGATTACAGAGGATTAGAAGATTTAGAGTTCGCAGGAATAGATATGCGATATAGAAAAAATCTTGGTAATCTTGATTTATCTATTGGAGTAGCAGGTAGATCACACCCTGCATATCTTGATTTCTTACCGATTGATTTATGGTGGGACGAACAAGGGATAGACATAAGTGAGTATATTCCATTTTGGTTATTTGCATACGACAAAGGATATACAGACCAATGGACTCAACAATGGACACAATATGGATATGAGTTCTATGATTGGTTATGGTTTGATGAGCAAGGAAATCTTGTAGCATCAACTGACCAAGAGTTCTACACTCAAGTCTATGGACAAATCGTAGAAGAATATAATGAGGAATATGCGAAAGATTTAGGGTATCAAAATGAGTTATCTTTATCTTTAGGTGTAGATTATTATAAATACACAGATAGTAATTGGTTTCATTTTTGGGCAACCACATATCCTGTAACAAAGGGTATGTCTGATTATTCATTTAATTATGAAATAGCAGAAAATGGAATGGATTACGATTTAGGTTTAGTGTTAGGTTGGAAACTAAACTCAAGATTCGGTGTTTTCGTTGAAGGAAGATACTTGAATATGTATGACATACAATCATACGAAGCGAAAACTGGTTTTAACTGGTTAATATATTAAGGGGGATATAATGGTAGGATTTTTATTAGGTTTAGGATTTGGATTTGGACTTCATTTTGCCTGGTGCAAATGGGGTGATAAATGTGATTGTAAATCAATTAAATGGAGAAATAAAAAATAATGTTTGTAAATTCTAATTATTCAGCAAAGTTAGCACCAACCATGAAAGAGAATTGGTTGGTTCAAATCTTTAAAAATACCAATTCAAGTATATTATACACAAATACACCTGATTTGAGATTTTGTTTTGCAGCAGATAGTGGATCAACAACTGCTACATACAATTCATTAGATTATATACCAGCAATTCTAAATAAACCAAGTGTTAGTTATTCGCTTGATCTAAAAGGATTCACAACCAAAACTGGAAGTGTAACTTTAAATATAGCGAATGTGGATATAGATGGAACAAAACTGCTTGAACAATTAGGAAATACATACATAAATGGACAAGTAAATATCTTGTCAGTCATAGATGACGATAGCACAGCTGCTAATGCTCTACAAATCTTTAGTGGAAGAATTAGCAGTTTTGCTTATCGGAACAATGTGATAGTAATTAGCTTGATTTCAAATAGACCATTTCAAAATGTATCTATTCCAACTACAAAAACAAGTAACTCTACGATTGAGCAATATAACAATAAAGTAATTCCATTGGTCTATGGGGATTATACTGCTAATTCAGGATTTACAAATGGAACAGATGTTTATGCTTGTCCTTTCTTAAAAAATGATGGAAAGAATTTTATGTATATTGTGCCTGAAAACACAAGTGGAACAGATAAGTTAGAATTTTACGATAAGGGAATGAAAAGATTTTTAGAGTTAACTGGAACC